TTCATTTATTAGATTAGGAGATACATAAGATGGCAATAATTAAACCAAACAATAATACAATATCTGCGATAACAGCTTTACCAACTGGTTTAGGTGGTAAAATTTTGCAAGTTGTTAATTCAACTGTTTCACAAACAAATATGGCAAATACAGATGATTATATTGGTGCTGGTTGTAGTATTACTCCATCAGCAACTTCAAGTAAAATTCAAATTTTTGTAGATGGATATATTGAAAAAGGATCAGGAGGAGCTGCTGGTAATTATGCTGAATTACAATTAAGAGAAGGAACAACAGCTATATCAACTTTAAATAATGCTATATCATATCTACATGATGTGGGTTCAAGAGTGCATTTTGGAATTAATTTTATAAGATCACCAAATACTACAAGTGAAATTCAATATAGGCTTTATAATAATGAAATAAGTGGAGGTGCAACTTATCAATATTATCAACAAGCATGGACTTTAATGGAGGTAGCTGGATAATGATTATAGAAGCTATATTAAAAATAAATCCTAATGCAAAAGTAATTGTTACAGGAGATAATAAAGACATTAATTCTAATGTAATTGAATGGAAAGATGGAACAACACATATTTCTAAAGCTGACATAGAAGCTAAAATGAATGAAATGGCTAATGAGCCTGAACAATCTAATTATGCACAACAAAGAAGAAATGCTTATCCTGAGATAGGAGATCAGTTGGATATGCTATGGCACTCAATAGATCAAGATGCAGAATTAAAACAAAAATATTTTGACTTTTATCAGGCTATCAAATCGGTTAAAGTAAAGTATCCTAAAAATGGCTAATATATATAAAAACGCAGGATTTGCTTTAAGCACAACAAATTTAACAACAATATATACTGTTCCTTCAAATAGAACAGCTATTGTAAAAAGTATACAAATTAATAATGATGATGCGTCTGCAATACAAACAGAAATATCTGTAACAGATTCATCAGCTAGTGCTACGTATAAAATATATCATAAAGACTTAGCAGCAGATACTACAGATAATGGAGTTGTTGCACCTTTAGTTTTAGAGTCAGGTGATATAATAAAAATACAAGTAGCTACTGCAAACAAAATAGAAGGTATGATTAGTTACCTAGAGATATTTGACGAAAAGTCTGCATGATTGAATTGGTACAAATACCAAAAGAAAATACAGATACAGTATGGCATCTTTGCAAAGGTATGATTGCTAATGCTCTTGCTAGATCAAATGGTTACGCATCTGAAACTCATTTTAAAAAATGGATTAAAGATGAAAAAATGCAACTATGGTTTTTGTGGGATAGTGAACTAGATATACAAGATAGATTGTATGGAGTTGTAGTTACAGAAGTTATACAAAGACCATTACAACGATGTTTAAATATTAAAATCATGACTGGTAAACATCGAGATAAATGGCAACATTTAATAAAACACATAGAAGATTTTGCTTGGCAAAATAATTGTGATTTATTAGAGCTTGTTGCTAGACCAGGTTGGAAGCGTGTGCTTAAACCCTTTGGTTATAAAGAAAGTCATGTATTATTAGAAAAACATAAGGAGAAAAAATAATATGTCATTCGGAGGAGGAGATCCAGGTGGAAATACTACCACTTCAGTATCACCTTACGCACCAACAGAACCAGCTTTGAATCAGATTATATCTGAAGCTGGAACTATTTATGGGCAAGGACCAACTGCAGCAGGTTATGTACCACCTTCACAACAAACTTTACAAGGTTTATCAGCACAAGAAACAATGGCTAATGCAGCCAATCAACAGATATTGAATACTATACAAGGTCAGTATACTAATCCTTTTTTATCTCCTTTGATTAGTCAAGCTGCAACAGATGTATATTCTAATGTTGCTGGACAATTCTCAGGAGCTGGTAGAACACCTACAAGTCCATTAGCTCAATCAACTGTTGTTGGACAAGTAGCAAACAAAGCATTACCATTAGCTTTTCAACAATTAGAAAGAGAAAGAAATAGACAATTATCTACTGCACAAAGAGTTCCTAGCTTAACGTCAGTAGGTGCACAACTAGAAGATATACAAGCACAACAACAAATGGCACCACAAATGGCGTTGCAACAATACTATAATACAATTGCACCTATTGGTTTTGGTATGCCAGTTAATACAACTAACATTCAAAGACCAGATCCTAATCCAATTACTTCAGCTGCTGGTGGAGCTATGTCAGGAGCTGCATTAGGTTCTATGTTTGGTATGCCAGGCATGGGAGCTGCAATTGGTGGTGGATTTGGATTATTAGGAGGACTATTATAATGAAACTAAAAGAACATATACCACATATTATTAAAGAACATAAAACAACATGTGCAGTAGTAGCTGTTGTCATTATTGTTTTAGCTATATTATAGGAGTTTAAATGTCAGGTGGAGGAGGATCATCTTCAGATTCAGGTGGTGGAAATGAACAAGCAGCTGCAAAAGCTGCTATGACCACACAAGCTGCCTACTCAACAGGATCTTATAACAAAAGTTATAATCCTGGAGCTGGAGGTGTAGTTACACATTCAAATAAAGATGAAAGTGATCAACAAAATGCTTTAAAAACTTATCATGAAAATTTAGAAGATTATGATGAACCTGATAGAGATCATTACAATCAAACACAAAAAGAAATAAAACAAAGAAATAAAGAACTAGCTAAATCTGGTCAACTTGATACTTCAATGACGAAGGAACAATATGATCAGTTTAATAAAGATCTTAATAAATACTATGGTACTAAAGATGTTAAATATGAACCACATGGTAGAGCAGGTAAAGGTACTGTAAATCTTACATTTAAAGAACATTGGGATAATGTAGGAATGCAAAGTCCTGTTACAAAATTTTCACCTCTTGCAAGATTTTTAATAGCAAGTGGTAGAAATACTAAAGAAGCTTTAACAAGTGATTATGGTACTTATAAATATGGTGGACCAGGAACTGATCAAGGTGGATTATTAGGTCGTATAGGTGGAAATGATGCAAATATAAGTTTAGGTGCAACTCAAGGTCAAAGAGATGTAATGAATGAATTAGCTCCTGAAGCACCTTATATTGTATCAGGTATAACAAGACCAACAAACTCACCTGCAGCTCAATGGTATCAAAGTTTAGGAAATACAAGTACTAATCAATTTCAGTTTAGTTTTGCAAATGAACTTGCAGCAGCTAAAGCTAAACAAGCAAGTATATTAGGAAACCCTTCACCAATAGGACAGTTAGCAGTAAGCAACAGTCCATTTTATAACTGGTTAAAAGAAAGAAGTTTAGATAAAGGAATATTATAATGAGTGGATTATTAGATCTATTTGAAAGATGGAAAATGGGAGAATTTAATACAGGTGAAACTGTAGGTTCTTCAGTAGATATGAGTAACAGAACTGTTAATAAAAGAGGTTCTTTTACTACAGATCCAAAATACATAAGAGAAAATAAAGAAGTAAGAGATAGACTTGGTAGAGTTATTGAACCAGGTTCACCAGTACAAAATGCAGAATTTAATACTAGATTTAGTAGTAAAGTACCAGTAAGTGCAAATGGTGCTGTTAGACCAATAGAAAATAAATCTAAAGCAGAGTTAGCACAAAACCTTGCTAGAAAAAATCCTAACGTACTTAATGTAGATAAATCAGGAAATGTTACATATAAACAAGACGCAGGTAAAACACCTAACTTAGCTAAAGATAATATGCCATCAGATCCTATTGTTATGGGTGGATCAGGTACACAACAAGGTGATATTAGTTTTATGCAAAAACTTGCTAATATGGCAAACGTAGACTTTGATAAAGCTATGGCATCTTGGAAAGACAAAGGTGGCTTTGAAGGACTTATGGCTAACCCTGCATTTACTATGGGATTAGCATTTATGCAGGCAGGAGCTGAAGGTAAAACTTTAGGTGCTGGTGCATTAGATAATACTTTAAAAGCAGCAGGAATATCACAGCATTATAAAAGTATTATTGAAGCTAGAAAAATGGAACCTATCCAAGCAACTACTGCTGATATAGCAGAAGTTAAAGATATGTTAAAATCAATTAACATTGAAGAAGGAAACTGGTTAGAAAATTTAATTAGTGGTCCAGGAGCTGGAGCTAAATATGAAGCAGCTGTAGAAGAAATAGCTGTACAATTTCAAAAAGAAATTAGAGAAAAACAAAACGATCTTAAACGTCAAGGTAAATCTCAAATTATAAGAAGAACAGATCAACTTAAAATTTTAGAAAGATTAGTTAATTCTAAATTAGTTAGAAAGAAAGAAAGTTTCTTAAGTAAAATTGGTATTACATCTGGAACTTTACAAAAAGATATACCTGGATTAGCAAGAGGTGGAACAGCTCAAGCTGGTAAAGCTTATGTTGTTGGAGAAGAAGGACCAGAAATTATAATACCTAAATCAGATGGTAATGTATTAACCAATGATGACTCACAAATTTATGCTATGCTATTAGCAGCTAACCCACAATTACAAAAGGTATCTAGACAAAGAGCTGAAAAAATTCTTAGAAATAGATTCCCTGAATACTTTGAAGGATAATAATGAAAACAATATTAAGATTCTTACCTGCTGGTAAACGTAGTACTCTAAAAGTTTTTAAAAAAAAACAAAGATTAGATATACCTCAAAATAAAATACAAAAGTTACCTGCACAAAAAACTCCTAAAGTTAGTGCAGAAAGATTAACTGAAAAACAAATAGAACTTAGATCTAAAGCATTAGGTGATAAATCACATAGAATGATAATAGGTAAAGATTCACCTACTACTCATCTTGGTGAAGAAGCTATTAGAGGTGATGCTATTGCTAGTAAATTAGCTGAAAGAAAATTTAATAGAACACTAACTAAAGAACTTGCAGGTAATAGACAAAAGATTGCTACTACTATTAGAGGTATGGGATCTAATAAAAAAGCTATGTTGGCTAGACCTAGAAAAGTTACACCTACATTTAGAGTAGCACCTGTTAAACGTATAACAAATACTATTACTGGTGAAACTACAAAGAACAAAGCAGGAACAAAATTTTTAAGTAAAAATCCTAATCCATATAAACAAATTAAAGGACAACCAAGACTAAGACAAGCTAGTTGGTTAAAAAGACAAAAAGATAAAGGTGGTCTTGCTGCTTATAAAAAAGCAGATATGGAAGCTAACAAACTATATACTAAAGTATCAGAAAGATTTGCAGGTAGATCTAAAGTAAGTTCATTTAAAACTAGAAGTAGACGAACTGTTAAACCTATGGACTATAGAGAAACAGCAGCATTTAGACAAACACAAGAATCATGGGGTTTTGATCCAGATAGAAAACCAGATACAAGTGATTTAATGTTATTTACAAAAAAAAGAAAAAAAAACCCACTTAAATAATGGCTAATGATTTTTTACTTAATGACCCTAAGTTAAGAGATCCTGTAAGACAAATACCTGATGGTTTAAAAGATCCAATACAAGATAAAACTCCAGGCTTTTTTCAATCTTTAAGGAATCCTCTAGATCTTATGTTGGAAGAATCTCTACCAGCATCACTCTATCAATTTGTTACAGGAAATACTAAAAAGAAACAAGCTCAAGAAGCATTAGATTTTATACGTAATAATCCTGATCTTGCAGGTACAAAATTATATGAAGAAGCAGAACGTAAACTACAACGTTTTGGTTATCTATTAGATGATGGAGATATGCATGTTGACCTAAAAGAAGTAGGTAACATGATTAAAAAAAATCCAAAGTTATTTGGTGCTGAGTTTGTTAATATGCTTATGGCTGACCCTTGGCTACTTTTTATGCCATTAGGTTGGGGTAGATTAGGTAGAGGTGTAGTTAATGCTATTAGAACTAAAGCAGGTAAAAATTTTAAATACGCTAAGATTGGTAAACAAACTATAGATGATTTAAAAGTTGGTGCATTTGCTACATTAGCAACACCATTAGTATTCTCATCTGTATGGCAGCTATCAGAAGATAGAACATTAGATCCTAAAAGAACTACAGTAGAAACTACTATAGGAGCTACAGCAGGAGCTTTATTTTCAGTAGGATTTGCAGGTGCAGGAGAACTAGCACGTAGAATGACTAGAACTCCATTACAAACTGCTAACCAAAAAGTAACAGAGATATTAAAAAAACATACTAAAGATCCTACTAAATTAGTAGAATACAATGAACAAGGTATTTATAGAAGCGTTGATGAGCTTATAGATGCTATTAGAAAAGAAGCAGATATTATTGCTGATCCTAAAAAATTTGAAGTTATTAAAGCTGATATTACTACAGCATTAAGAACTATTAATGAAAATGCTAAAGATATGTCAATGGCATCTTGGTTTAAAGGTGCAGGATCATTAGCAGCTATAGGTGGTACAGCACAATTTCTTACAGCAGATGATGAAAAATTATTAGCAACTACTAAAGGTATTGCTGTTGGTGCTGGTATATATGCTGGTGCAAGACTATTTACTTCTGCACTTAAAAAAGCTCCAAAACAATTTGATGAAGCATCTTTATCAGGAGAAGCAGCTCTTGATACTATGAAATTAATTACTGTTAAATTAAATTCAGCAGCACAAGAACTATCTAATGTAGTTAAAGCACAGCTACCTGATGCTATAGATTCAAGACGTAAAGTATTTTACTATGTTACTAAAGCAAAAGGTACATGGAATAAAAATAAATCAGAATTTATATATGATCCTAAAGGTAAAACTATACCTGATAGTCAATTAACTAATAAAGAATTACAAGCAGCTAAATCTTTAGAAAAAATATTTGATGAATATTACAATATATTTGGTCAAGAAAACAAATTAGTATTTAATAAAAGAACTAATTACCTACCTTTACTTTGGAATGAATACAATCCAAAACAACAACCATTTAGATTTGTTAAAGACTTTGATAGTCCTATAGTTACTGGACCAAGTGGTAAATTTCAGTTTGCTAGACGTGGTGTATTTGGTGATATAAATCATGGATTACAAAAAGGATATTCTATTAGAAAAGGATTTGATGATCCTGCAGAACTTGTAAGAATATATGGCTTTGCTGCTGGTAAAGCTATGGCTACAAGAGGTGTTATTAGAAATCTAGAAAAAACTAATATAGATGGTAAACCTTTAATGCTTAGAAGTGTTACCAGAACATCTCCAGATGAGATGAACTATACTAAGTTTGAACACCCATACTTTGCAGATGATAAATCTACTACATACATACACAAAGGTATGGAAAGATCTATAAGAATGGTCTTTGATGCTACTGATGAAGGTGCATTTATGGGAGCACTCTTTACTACTAATCTTATGATGAAAAGATTAGCAGTTGGTTTTTCATTCTTTCATGCAGGTGCATTAGTTGAGTCTATGTTATTTGCAGGAAACAAATGGAATAGTATGAAAAAAATACTAGATCCAAGAGCTAAACCTGAAGTACTTAGATCTGTTAGAGATCCTAAAGTATATTTAAAAGAACATCAACATGCTGTTCAGCAACTAAGAAATCATGGTTATGAAGATGCAGTAAGATTTGCACAAGGTTCAGGGTTACAAATTTCAATACCAGAGGACGTAGGTTTTGACAGATTCTACTATAACATTAAAGGTGTAGATACATTCTTAAAAAGACATTTTGGTATATCTACTAATGGTAAAGTAGAAGATGTATTTAGATGGTTTGACAAAATTACATGGGATAGAGTTTTTACAGCAGCTAAACTACACACATTTTTAACTGTGTTAGACGCTGAAACTCTAATGAAAAAACCTAATCCTATGAGGTTAATGCCTGGTGATACTCACGCAGATATATATCGTAAGGCTACACAAGCAGCAACATTTTCTAATGATGCATTTGGTGGACAGAACTGGGAACAAATAGCGAACAGAATACAATCACCTACTTTAAAACGTTTGATGCAAACTACGTTTGCTCCAGGTTCTAGAGGTTATATGCAATTGTTATTATTTGCTCCTGACTGGACAATATCAAATGTAAGAATTATAGCTAAGTCTTTACCTGCATTTGAGTCTGATCCAGCATTACGTAGAATGTATCAGTATTACTTTGCTAGAGCTGCACTAACTTATGCAGCAGCAGGATCTGCACTAAACTATATATTTAGTGGTCAATCTATATTAGAGAATACAGATCCAACAAGAATTGACTTAGGGAATGGACAAGTACTTACTTTCTCTAAACAATTAATGGAACCTTTCCATTGGATTACAGATCCACAATCAACTGGTCTTAAAAAGATTGGTTCTCTACCTAGAACTACAATAGAAGTATTAACTAATAAACAATACTTAACCACTAAGTGGAGTCCAAACATTACTAAGAAAGATGATGAAGCTATTGAAAAGGGTCTAAAAATAGGAGGTCATGTTGGTATGAGATTCTTACCTATATGGCTACAATCAGCATCAAGAGATATTGCAGAAGGATTACAAAAAGAAGGTTTAAGTTTAGATCTTGCTTCTGATGTAGCAGTAGATTTTGTTCTTGGTCAGTCTGGTCACCCACGTTATCAAGGACCGAGATATACACAATACAAAACGAAAGGACTTGTAAGAAACCCTTACGAGACGTTATTTTAATGAGTAGACACACAGAAAATAAAGAAGAACTATTAAAAGTACATGGTGAAATTAACTTAATTCATCAAAAACTTGACACTCTAGAAAACAACCATTTAGCTCATATTAAGAAAGATATAGATAGAATTTTATATGTACTTGGAGCTGTAGGTCTGGTAGTAATAGGTGAATTATTTGTACTTTTAAATAAGGTTCTATGACAAAATTTGTATTAGTATTATGGATGTGCAGTATCGTACAGAATAACTGTCCATCAAGTACTATATCAGGATATTCATTTAACAATCATTACGATTGTATAAATGCAGGTTATGCTATTGCTCAAAAAACATTTAGAGCATTAGATGAGTTGGAAGAATATGATAGAGCTTTTGTAGAACAAAACAAAATAGTTGTTAAGTTTGAATGTAGACCTATAGAGATTATAGTACCTCCAAAGAAGCCTAAAACACCAGCATAAAGTTGTACCTTAAGTAATAGACTTACATACGAAATACTTGTAAAAGTAGTAATATGCTCAGAAAATCAATACTTGTTATTAGTGATCAACACGCACCATATCATCATATAGATACTCTTGACTTTTTAGCAGAGATCAAGAAAAAGTATAAACCTGACACAGTAGTTAATATAGGTGATGAAATGGATTGGCATAGTATATCCTTCCATGATTCTCATCCTGGATTATACTCACCAAGTCATGAACTAGAAGTAGCTAGAAGGTTCTTTCTACAACTAGAAAAGCTTTTCCCTAAACAATACATCATGGATAGTAATCATGGTAGTTTAGTTTTTAGAAAAGCAACAAGATATGGCTTACCACACGAAGTATTTAAGTCTTATAACAAAATGCTTGGTGTTGGAAAAGGTTGGACATGGCACGAAGATTTGATTTTAAAAGCATCCAATGGTCAAAAGATTTACTTCTGTCATGGTAAATACAAAGATGTGCTCAAAGTAGCACAACAATATGGTATGTGTACAGTGCAAGGGCATTATCATACCTCGTTTAAAATCGACTATTGGAGCAATCCAAACGAATTACTTTGGGGTATGCAGGTGGGTTGTTTAATCAACATGAAAAGTTTAGCTTTTGAATATAATAAACTTCAGAAGTCTAGACCAGTAATAGGAACAGGAGTTATCATTGATGGATTACCTAAACTAATCCCAATGGTTTTAAATAACAATGGCAGATGGAATAGAAAAATTACCTAGAGGTATTAGAAATAAAAATCCAGGCAATATCAAATTAGGTACTGACTGGGATGGACTGGCAGATGAACAATCTGATCCAGTTTTTTGTGTTTTTGGAGAAGCTGTAATGGGTATTAGAGCTTTAATGAAGATACTTTTAACATACAGATTTACTCACAAAAAAGCTACTGTAGATGAAATCATAAGTAGATGGGCACCACCTTCTGAAAATGATACAGATGCTTATATAGATTTTGTGTGTAAACGTATGAATGTCAAACCTTTGGATAAGCTAGACAATAGTATTGAACACTACTTACCACTTGTAAAATCAATTATCCAAATGGAAAATGGTCAGCAGCCATATGATGACGAGCTGATAGTGGAAGGAATGTATAAAGCATGGGAAGGTTATCCAACTGGTTCTACAGCCTCTTAGAACATTGGGGTTCAAAAATGCATGTATATGCGTGGAACAAAAAATACAGCAAACGAAAACACGTTCTTGTTCGAGGTAATCGAACAGGACAATTTTATAACGTAAAAAAGAAATAATATGTGGCTAAATTTAATAAGCATGGGCATGAAGACTGCCTCTCATATATATCAGAATAAACAAAAAACAAAACGAATGATGTCAGATGCTCAAGCACATCATGCTGAGCGAATGGCGAAAGGTGAAATTGAATATAAAGCGAAAGTTATTGAGAGTAATGATAAAGGTTGGAAAGACGAATTTGTCCTTATTCTCGTATCTTTGCCTATCCTTGTATTGGTGTATTCTATTTTCACTGACGATGCTGAGATACGTAATCGACTAGATATGTTTTTTGAATATTTTAAGAACTTACCATATTGGTACCAGGCAATATTCATTGGAGTAGTGTCTGCTATTTATGGTCTTAAAGGTGCTGATATTATGAGAAAACCTAAATGACAGCAATCATAGGTAAACCTAAGCACTCTAAATGCGATACTTGTAAAAACAAAATAACAGATAGATATGTTATGTTTGATAGAATAAAATATTGTTTAAAATGTTTTTATATGTCAGGCAAATCATTACCAATATTTCATGAAATTAAACGAAAACACTAATGTAGCAATGCCAATCAAAAATATGGTTGGTATAATAATAGCAGTAGCTATGGGTATCTTTGCATACACAGAGATCACTGCCAGGCTTACCAGCTTAGAAACCAGCAGAGAGCTTATGAATGCAGATCTTCTCAAAGCTTCTGAACAAACTACAGTAGATAAAGAACAATTTTTATTATTGGAAGATTTATACGAAACTATAGAAAAACACCAAGAATTGTTAGATAAAAATATACATAATCAAGTAATGCTTACTCATATTGAAAAACAATTAGAAAAAGCATTAGAAGATATTGAAGAATTAAAAGATTCTAATAGAGAAATGAAATATACAAATGGAACACACTAAATGACAGAAGTTGTAATAGCACTTTTATTAATAGTTAATGGAGAAATCAAGGAACATAGAATACAAGACTCTATGTCTCAATGTCTTAAAGGTAAAAGAATTGCTTCACGTAGTAATACTGGATCAAACATTGAGTATCAGTGCATCAAGTCGATGGCTGAGACAGAGATCTACATGGGAGAAAAATCTATTAAAAAATTAATATTAGAATAATGTGTTTAGGATATTGGGTAGGTACTCTAGTTGTGAATAAACCAAATAAAAAAAGAAATCCAATAGCTAAACAGCTTACTCATTGGTATCAAAGAATTAAAAAATCAAAAAAATTATATAATAGAAAAGCTAATCGTAATCTCGTTCAAGAATCATCTCAAGATAATGGATAGCCTTCTCTATATCTTTTTTCTTACCTTTCTTCTTGTGTCTGCATATATACTTAATAGCGTTACCTTCGGCATATGGTAAGTTATTTTCATTTATAAAAAGAGCTGGCTCAATCTTCATACCTTTATAATGATCGCCATCTACCTGTTTGTTTAGTGAGTTATAAGTCATATCTTTAAATATATCTTTGTTAGTCATTAAATGTTAATCTATAGTTTTTAGTATTACCATGTGGTCTTTTGGGTTTGTTACTCATTACTTTATATTGATTATCAGTAATACTATATATATCTAACTTCATAGCTTTAGTAAACTTAATAGATGCATACTCTGCGTTTAAATCAGCATAATGACATATCATTTTAAAATCACTTGAGTTACTTGTAAGCCAAGCAATAGCTTCACGTTTTTCTATAATTTTATATTTATATAGTCCATCATACATAGCATCTTCAATAGCTTGTGTTATTATTGCTCTAAATAATTTAAGTTCTGGACTTTTCATCT